CCAACATAACGCGCGGCGCTATGCCCAGGGGCATGACGCGTTGTATGCGGGGCTGCTCAGCGCTCGCCGGGAGAATCTGCTTCCCCCTCCGAAGCTCACGCTGAGCGAATGGGCCGAGCGCTATGCCGTGCTGTCGCGCGAGACAAGCGCCCAGACGGGCCGCTTTCGGGCTTTCGGGTACCAGCGAGGCATGCTGGATGCAGTGACGGACCCGGCCGTCGAGAAGATCAGCGTCATGAAGTCGGCGCGGGTCGGCTATACGAAGCTGATGGACCATGCCGTCGGCTACTTCATCCATCAGGATCCGTCTCCGATCCTCGTGGTGCAGCCCCGCGTCGAGGATGCGGAGAGCTACTCGAAGACGGAAATCGCGCCGATGCTGCGCGACACACCGGTGCTTGCTGCAATCGCTGGCGACCAGAAGGCCAAGAGTAGTGATCAGACGATCCTGGCGAAGACCTTCAAGAACGGCTCAAGCCTGACGCTGGTCGGTGCGAACAGCCCGGCCGGCTTCCGCCGCATCACGTCGCGCGTCGTCATGTTCGACGAGGTGGACGCCTATCCGGTCGACGGTGCAGGCAACGAAGGCGATCAGATCGCGCTCGGCACGAAGCGATCTGAGACCTTCTGGAACCGCAAGATCGTTCTCGGCTCGACGCCGACGGTCAAGGGTTATAGCAGGATAGAAAAAAGCTTTGCGGAGAGCGATCAACGCTACTACTTCGTGAAGTGCCCGCACTGCGGCGAGCATCAGGTGCTCGAGTGGGGTGGACCGGACACGCCTCACGGCATGAAATGGGACAAGGACGAGCACGGCAATGGTTTGCCGGACACCGTCTACTACGTCTGCCGACACAACGGTTGCATCATCCATGAGGTCGACAAGCCCGACATGGTCGCCGGCGGCGAGTGGCGCGCGACGAAGCCGTTCAAGGGGCACGCGGGCTTCCACATCTGGGCCGGGTATAGCCTGTTCCCAAATGCATGCTGGTCGAACCTCGTTGCCGAATGGCTGCGAGTCAAAGACGATCCTCTCGCCCGGCAGACGTTCATCAACCTCGTGCTCGGCGAGCCATACGAGGATCGCGGCGATCGCGCGCTGAGCGAAGCGCGCCTTGCTGCTCGGACGGAAGTCTGGTCTGCAGAGGTGCCTGACGGTGCCGGTGTCCTGACTGCTGGCCTTGACGTGCAAGACGACCGCGTCGAAGCAGAGACGATTGCATGGGGGCACAACGAAGAAAGCTGGTCAGTCGACCACGCGGTTTTCGAGGGCGATCCTGAGAGCGCAGAGCTGTGGGCGCGCGTTGATGCGTATCTGAAGCGTATCTGGCGCCGCGCCGATGGCCGCGGGTTCGAAGTGATGGCGGCCTGCATCGACTCCGGTGGTCACCATACGCAGAAGGTGTACGAGTTCGCGAAGGCGCGGCTCGGCCGTCGCGTGTGGGCTATCAAGGGCGAGTCGGCGCGCGGTGGTGCTCGGTCACCAGTGTGGCCGACGAAGCGCCCGTCGTCGAGAACGAAGGCAACGTTTCGCCCGGTCATCATTGGCGTCAATGCAGCGAAAGACGTGATACGCGACCGGTTGCGTCGCGAGCCAGAAGAAGACAACGGCGTAGCGTCGTATCCCGCTGGGTACATGCACTTCCCGAGTGATCGCGACATCAACTACTTCGCGCAGCTCATCGCCGAGCGGTCAGTGACGAAGATCGCGAACGGCCAGAAGTTCAGGGTTTGGGAGTTGCCTCCGGGCCGCGCGAACGAGGCTCTCGACATTCGGGTGTACGGCTATGCCGCTCTGTGCGGTCTCATGCACATGGGGCTGAAGTTGAACCGGCGTGTAGAGCAGGTGAAGGCCGACCCGAGTCAGTTGGTCGAGCCAGCGCCGGTCGAGCCGACCGTGCAGGAAATCAACGTCGTACGGCCGGCACGCCCTGATGGTCCAATCATTAAACAGGAAGTGGTTGCGAAGAAGTCGCGCGTTCGCCGGCTCGCTGGGTGACCAACCGGAGGTTTGCCTTGCCTTGCTTCGATCCGAACAGCAGTCTGCTTGCGGGTATGGATCAGACCGCGCTGCGCATTTCCCTCGCGGAAGCGCAGCAAATCTACATCCAGCTGTCGACGGGCGCTCAGGCGGAGTCGCTGTCTTATACCCAGGGTGACGGTACCCGTTCGGTTACCTACACCAGAGCGAACCTCGCTCAACTGGCAGCCGCAATTCAACTCATGCAGGCGCAGCTCGGCATCGTCAGAGCACCCCGCAAAGCACTTCGACTGACATTCACACGACGATGACACAACCGAACGTACAGATCCTCGGCGCGGACGGTCACCCGTTGCCTGCGCGTGGGAGACGTGCGCTCGCGTTGAACAACGGGGGCGGATACAGCAGCCAGACCGCATACGACGCGGCCGACATGGGCGGCCAGCACATGCGCGACTGGCAGCCGTTCCTGTGGTCGCCCGACGGCGAGCTGAACCCATACCGCGATCGCATCGTGTCGCGCGTGCGCGATCTTGTGCGCAACGACGGCTGGGCGTCTGCCGCGGTGACGCGCACGCTCGACAACGTGATCGGTGCGGATTTCCGACCAATCTCGAAGCCGGACTATCGCGCATTGCAGGCGCAGACTGGTCTGTCGACTTTCGACCACGTGTGGGCCGATGAATTCGGCCGCGCAATCGAAGCCGGCTGGCGGACGTGGGCGGAAGATCCGGGCCACTTTTGCGACTCGCAGCGCAAGCTGACGATTCCGCAGATGATGCGCCTGGCGTTTCGCCACAAGATCGTCGACGGCGACGCGCTCGGCATGCTTCGCTGGATGCCTAAGCGGCTGCGCCTCGGCGCGCGCTACGCGACGGTCTTGCAACTGATTGACCCCGATCGATTGTCGAATCCGCAACAGAACTTCGACAAGCAGATCATGCGCGGCGGCGTCGAGATTGACGAAGACGGCGCGCCGATCGCGTATCACATCCGCAAGGCGCATCAAGGCGACTGGTTCAGCGGCAACAAGCAGGTCACGTGGGAGCGCATCCCGGCCGAGACCGACTGGGGCCGGCCGATCATCGTCCACGACTACGACTTCGACCGCGCGAGCCAGCATCGCGGTGGCGCTGGCATGCTCACGCCGGTGTTGCAGCGTTTGAAGATGCTGATCAAGTACGACGGCACCGAGCTCGACGCAGCAATCATCAACGCGATCTTCGGCGCGTACGTCACGAGCCCGTTCGATAAGCAGCTCGTCGGAGAGGCCCTCGGCGATGGCGAAGAGGAAGCCCTCAACGGCTACCAGGACGCGCGCGCTGAGTTTCACGACAAGAACGAATTGCGCCTCGGTGACGCGCGGTTGCCGATCCTGTTTCCCGGCGAGACGATCAATACAGTGTCGGCGACGCGCCCGGCTGGCAATTTCGCAGAGTTCGAAAACGCTATGTTGCGCAACGTTGCAGCCGGTACCGGAATGTCGGCGCAGCAGATCAGCCAGAACTGGTCAGATGTGAACTACAGCTCGTACCGCGCCGCAGCGCTCGAGGCATGGAAGACGTTCGACCGTCGGCGCAGCGACTTCGGTCGCGGCTTCGGCATGCCGATCTATGCGGCCTTCATCGAAGAGGCATTCGATGTCGACGAGCTCCCGCTGCCGGCTGGTGCGCCCGACTTCATGTCGGCGCGCGCGGCATATACGCGGGCGTGGTGGATAGGCCCGGGTCGCGGATATGTGGATCCGCTGAAGGAGCGCCAAGGGCAGGCGCTTGGTGTCGAGACGGGGCTTTCGACACTCGAAGAAGAGACTGCGCAGGCTTCCGGAACTGACTGGCGCGATAACGTCGATCAGCGAGCTATTGAAGTCGAGTACTACACGAGCCGCGGTGTTCCGCTTCCTTCGACGTTGCAGGGAGCGCCAGCCGAGGAAGTCACCAAGGAACCTCAAGCGCAATGAACCATCTTCTGCCGCGGCTGGCGCAGCGTGTTTTCAACACGCCGCTCATGCTGCACCCGCGAAAAGCGGAAATCGTTCTTGCCGCGCTGTCGGACCGCCTCGGCATCGGCCTGATCGGACGGTTAGACGGATCAACTGTCGCGCCGTTGGCGATGGAAGACGACGATTATGGCTTCGCTGAGCCGGGCAACAACCCCCGGACCGGATACGACATGGTCGGACCGGTGGCCGTCATCCCGATTCAGGGGACGCTTGTCCAGAAGCTTGGATCGTTGCGCCCCTGGTCGGGCATGACGGGATATGACGGCATCCGTCAAAACCTGTTCACCGCGCTCGACGATGCGTCTGTGAAGGCAATCGTGCTGGACATCGATTCGCCTGGCGGTGAAGTCTCCGGATGCTTCGACATCGTAGACACGATCTACGCGGCGCGCGGCAGCAAGCCGATCTGGGCGATTCTCAACGAATCCGCGTACAGCGCGGCTTACGCGATCGCGAGCGCCGCCGACAAGATTTACGTGCCGCGTACGGGTGGCGTGGGCAGCATCGGCGTCATCTGCGCGCACGTCGATATGTCGCAAGCGTTGACCAGCGCCGGCATCAAGGTGACGTTCATCACCTACGGCGATACGAAGGCGGATGGCCACAGCGAAATTCCGCTGTCCGAGGACGCAAAAAAGCGCTTCCAGGCCGACATCGACACGATGGGTCAACTGTTTGTCGACACAGTTGCCCGCAACCGGAATATCTCAGCCGCCACGGTTCGGGATACGCAGGCCGCGACGTTCATGGGCGACAAGGGTGTCGCGCTTGGGCTTGCGGACGAAGTGGCGGCGCCTGATGCCGCGTTTCGGGCTTTGATCAAACAGATCAATGCCTAAACCAAACCCCTAAGGACGTTACACATGAAGCTCTCGAAGCTCGCGAGCGCGATGCCGTTCGCCCATTTCCTCGGTCATCCGGCCGTCGCCGCTCGTGCTGAATCTGACGACGATCGCAAGCAGCGCGACGACGAGACCGATGAGGACTACGCCAAGCGCATGGAAGAGCAGGACAAGAAAGACGAGGAAGCCGCGCGCAAGGCTGAGCAGGACAAGAAGGACGAGGAAGCCCGGCGCGCAGCAGAGAGCGACGACGATGCCGACGCCGAAGCCGACGACAAGGACGACAAGGAAGACGGCAAGCGAGCCGGCCGCGCGAGCGGCGCGCGTCAGCGCGAGCGGGTTCGTTGCGCCGCGATCGTCGCCGAAGGCATCAAGCTGGGCTCCGTCAAGCAGGCCTGCTCGCTGGCTTTCGACACAAAGATGA